ACTTTTTGCGTTCTCAAGGAGAAGAAAAAGACCTGCATTTGATGTTAGATTCTTAGCTGTGAAATCAATTTTATTAATCATAATTTAAACCCCTTTTTCTGATTTTGTTACTATTATTGTACCATATATCGACTCATAAAAGCTGATAATTCAACACATTTTTGAGCATTTTTCTTTCACCCAATGGGTGAAAGCTGAATTTTGAAGGAACGTATATTTATCAATGCTTTGAGGGTGGTTTATAAAGTACTGACGTAGAATCTAGGTAACTGTTGGCGAGTCAGTTTATCCTTATGATTTCTTAAGGTATTTCTAAACATCCTAAGGTGCAATAGTTCTTCATTGGTCATTTTCGTTTCTCCCTCGAGCGTAAAAGCTGCTCCATAAAATCATTCTGATTAGTTGGCCCGGAATATTCTGTTGCCGTGTTTTCACGAATAACGGCAAATATCTCATTCCACAACCTGTTAGCCTGAGATAAATAATTCTGTCCAATACTGACATACGGTGATGTCATTGCCCCTCCCGTAGTTGGATGTTTTGCTAAATAACCCGTTGCCGTTATTATTTCTTCACAATGTTTCCATCTGGCGGCAGCCATCGCATACCTCTCCAGCGTTTGCGGAGATATGTAAGCAACGCATCCGCGTTTATTAAGCCAATCCCAGGTTTGCTCATATATTTCTTTTGCCTGCAAAACTCGTCCATCCTTTTGCGTGGCTGAGAGCATCTCGCTAGGCTTAGGCATTTCTTCGCCCTGCATATCCGGTAAATCTTTAAACTCCATAACCTTAAGAGGTCGTTTACCCGGATTTCCTTCAGCAATCTTATCTGCCAAAGGCTTGCTGGGACGTCCTCCCGTACCCGGACTAGGTCCTCTTTTACCCAATTTTCTACTACCTCCTTAAATCACGGGGGTAATCCCCCTTAAACTTTCGCGTTTTTTTGCGTAAGACCCCACGCCCGTGCCTCCCTTTACAGGGTTTTGAGATTTGACCTCCCCCTACCTGCACCTTTTTTACTTGATTTTTTAAACTTTTCATACTATATTTAAGTTAGATATATTTTCTAACCAAAGTCCGAAATAGATTTGAACTGATGATTTTTGAAAGGAGTGTCACCATGTTTAAAAAAACTTTTAAACGAACCACCTTCACAATAATGTTTTTCTTGCTTTTATTTTCCTTTGCAAACATATCTTTTGCAGAAGAATCTTCTACCTCAAACTTTAAGTTATATAGCACTGCTAATATGTATAACTTTATTGAGCTCGACACACGTAGTGGGAAGATGTGGCAAGTGCAATTTTCAAATAAAGATGAATCAAGGTTTACCACTATTTTAAATAGCGTTAACTTATCCCCAGACAATGATAGTACTACTGGAAGATTCGCTCTTCATCCCACTCAAAATATGTATACTTTTATTCTCTTAGACCAAATTAATGGCAAAACTTGGCAAATTCAATGGTCCTTTGACGCGGATAAACGACTAGTACTTCCCATTATTTAAGGTGTTTTTATTTACCTTTTAAGTACTCATGGATACTCAATGATTTGCAAACATTGCTTCTGTTAGAAAGGAATAAGCTTATGGTAAAAAGACAAAGCAGGCTCCTCTCACTCGTTGCAATAACCGTATTGCTTCTTTTGTTAGCATTTGCAAACACATCCTGCATGAACAATGCATCAACTTTATACTCTCAAAATACCGGTAAGGTATTTGAGATTTATAGCACACAGAATATCTATAACTTGTTAAAACTAGACACCCGAAATGGAAAAATCTGGCAAGTGCAGTTCTCCGTCACGGACGATGCTCCCCGGGTTGTCGTTCCACTAAACCAGGTTGATTTGTCCTCAGACAACGGAAAAACTGTAGGACGCTTTTCTCTTCACCCCACCCAAAATATGTATAATTTTATTCTCCTAGACCAAATTGATGGCAGCACTTGGCAAGTCCAATGGTCCTTTGAGAAGAACACTCGAGGCATCATCCCTATCAACTAATGGAACAAATCAGAGTCGCTCGTCATACCGAGCGGCTCTTTTTTTATGCCATCTATCTCCACGCTCTGCATGAATCCTTGCATGGCACTCTTTGCATAAAGCAATAAGGTTTCTTCGGTCATGCGTACCGCCTTCAGCTAATGGCAGCTTGTGATGAATCTCTGCGGTCTTAACATACCTTCCAACAGCCATGCACTGCTCACACACTGGATGCTCCGCAGCATAGCTGTCACGGATTCTTTTCCACGCTCTGCCGTACCTACGCTTGGTTGCAGGGTTTCTGTCGTATCTTTCGTAGCGTTTATTTTCTTCTTTTTCATGTTCTTCGCAAAACCTGCCCTCAGTAAGCTTTGGACAGCCTGGAAAAGAACATGGTCTTTTAGGCTTTCTAGGCATTGCTTTCTCCTTAAATTTAGGCATAATAAAAGCCCTGTTGGTATCGTGACCAACAAGGCTCTCGTTCTATTTTTCTTTGCTGATTATACTATATCACAACTACGACCATTGCAAACCATTGCAAACCATTGCAACTTTTAAATTTATCGCATTTTCCGGCAGCTTTATTTTACTTATCGCCTTGTTATGCCACCTTTGTACAGTAACCGGGTCAGCATTAAGAAGTTCTCCAATCCTTGGCCAGGTATAGTTGTGGATGTATCTGTACCTTAAAACAGTCTGCTCCTCAGGCTTGTCCACTTGCCTAACCAGTTCCTGTATTTGATTCTTTAAATTAACCATCTGTGCCAATTCAACCATTACTCGTTCTTCCATCTTCCACAGCTTTTCAAGGGTATGATTATAAGGGGCATCGGTATTCCGACTGGCATTATAATGCTCCTCGAAGCCTGGACTTGAAATACTCTCAGCCATTTTTCGCAGCTCTTCACATTCCATCATATCAGCCTTTATTCTCTGATCTAAAAAGTAGGCTTGTCGTAAATATTCTTTAACTAACACGATTAACCTCCTCATCTAGTTCGCTAATTAAAAATTCAGCATTAAGCTCTGTCAAAATTCCAAACCAATCGGAATGAAAAAATCTTAAACACTCCTTCTTCAAAGCCTTAGCCTCAGAGTTATTTCTGCCTCTTGCAAGCTTTTTATTTGCGTTTCGATAATCCTTTACCGCTTGCAAAACTATTTCATTGGCTAGTTTTTCATACGCTCTTAGCACAATGCCTCACCTCCAAGTTAGCTTTAACAGCTTTTATTAGCTCCTCCTGCGTCTTTTCCTTGCACTCCAAGGCAAGTGTCACGTTATTATCAATCGTGTCCTTACAGACAATATGGTGAATTATAACGCTACGTTTCTGACCTTGCCTGCACAGCCTAGCATTGGTTTGTTGATACAATTCTAGACTCCAGGTTAAACCAAACCAGATGAGCGTTGAGCCGCCTGCCTGCAAGTTTAAACCATGACCGGCTGATGCTGGGTGGATAACCGCAACAGGTATTTTTTCTTCGTTCCAATCATCTATATCCTTGCTCTCTTTTAGTTCACGAACCTTAAAACGTTTTTTAATTCTCTCTAGGTCATGTTTAAACCAATAGGCAATTAAAACCGGTTTGCCATTAGCACCTTCAAGTAAATCCTCCAAGGCATCCAGCTTACGATCATGAATTACTATTGGTTTACCGTTTTCATCATAAACTGCACCATTAGCCATTTGTAAAAGCTTATTAGAAAGTGCTGCGGCATTCACAGCATCTATTTCAGTTTCTCCTATGGCCAGCACCATCTCCGCTTTAAGCTTGTCATACATTTCACGCTCTTTGTCAGAGAGTGTTACAACTACTTTATTCATTAGGCATTTTGGCATATCTAGATAATCCTCCGATTTCATGGAAATGGTGATATCAGCGATAAGCTTATAAATATCTTTTTCAACTCCTTCTTTAGGTTTGTAGGAGAATATGCTCTGTTGATTGCGTTTATCCGGCACGAAGAAGGTGTTTCTAAAACCTGTAATGTACCTTCCCAATCTCTGCCCTAAGTCAAGCAGCCTAAACTCTGCCCACAGGTCCATAAGACCATTAGAACTAGGAGTCCCAGTAAGACCTACAATTCTTTTGACCCTAGGTCTTATTTTTAAAAAACTTTTAAATCTTTTACTGCTTGCAGCCTTAAAGCTGGAAAGTTCATCGATAACCACCATGTCAAAATCAAAGTATATACCGCTTTTATTTATAAGCCAGTCTACATTTTCGCGGTTGATAAGATAAATATCTGCTTCAACCTTCAAAGCACGCAACCTTTCAGCTTCGCTACCCATTACTACAGAATATCTAAGGTTTCGTAGTTGCTTCCATTTTTTTATTTCTGCCGGCCAAGTATCTCTAGCTACCCTAAGCGGCGCTATAACAAGCACCTTTTCTACTTCAAACCGGTCATACATCAGTTCTGAGATAGCCGTTAAAGTAATAGCCGTTTTTCCTAACCTAAGCCCATATCCAAAAACAAAGCAGCAGCTTTATGCTCTAAAATATGTTGAACGGCATACTTTTGATATTTGTGCGGTATGAACTTCACAAGGCATCACCTCCAATCTCGTCAAGCGTGGTTTGTGCAAGTTCTTTGCTATCTACCACTAAGCACTTAAAACCTAACTTCGCTATTTGTTTCATTCTTTTTATTTGTAAAGCTCTCGGCTTTTTACCCGGTGCCTTTAATTCAACAAATGCAATTTTCCCTCCCGGCAAAAGTAATATTCTATCTGGCACTCCGTCCATGCTAGGACATATGAACTTTAAACAAAGTCCGTGCCTTTTTTTTGCTTCTTTCACAAGGTACTCTTCTATCTCTATTTCACGCATTATTATGCCCTCCATCAAGATCTATTTTTAAAAAGGTGCAGTGAGGTGAAGGGTCTATATAGAACTATGTATAAGAGATAAAAATATATCTATATATATAGTTATGGGAATACCCTGCCCCTGCCTGCACCCACACCATTCAAACGCTCTGCCAGACTGCGTTTCGGCGGTTTTACTGCCCTGCACCCAAGAACTCCGATTTCAGACTTAAACCACGAATCACGATTCCTTTTTTAGTCTTTTTGCGCTCAAAACCGTTAGAGTCCAGTGCCATATAAAAATCTGCCGCGCTGCGTATAAACTCTCCTGACTGCATACAATAACTCCGATAGTTGTTATACGTTTCACCGGATTTAGCCATATGACCATCACCGACCTCGCAGCATTCACTTAGAAAATGACCGAGCCAGTCATTATTTTCTCTATAAGTTTTAATAGCATTATCCACCCTTGCTGGGTTACTGATTTTGTACTCTGAGGTAATCGCCATCTGTGCTCCTTCTATAACCCACGCCAAAATGGCACTGCCTGCCTTTTCATAAAGAAAATCAGCATAGTTTTTTATATCTGTACTGCCTTCAATCTTGGCATCAAAAGGAATAACTATCAGCCGGCGCCAAGTACCGGCATCAATTGCCCCCACCCGTGGCAGGTGATTGGTATAAAGCACCAAAGTATGGGTGGGAATATAACTAAAAGGGTCCTTATATTTCTTCTCTGCATAGATTTCATCCGTGGAGCAAAGCTGTTTTACATTTGATGTATTAAGGCGCATCCCTTCCTCAAGTTCTGCGGCAATCAATAGTCTTTTGCCCTTTGCTTCGGCCAACTCAGGCTTGACATTGCGTCTGCAACCAACCGTTAGCATATCCGCGGAGATATTACCGCTATAAGAGCCAAGCACTCTAGATACCACATTCCAGAAGGTAGATTTACCGTTTCTTCCTTCACCGTAAGCTATGATGAGAGCCTCCACATAAACTTTTCCAATAGCAGCCAGTCCTACAATACTTTGAACATAATTAATTAGCTCCATATCCTCACAAAAGAATATATCTAGAGCCTTAAGCCAAAGATCCTTGCCCTCTTCTCCGGGTTCTACTGTTGTCTGTTTGGTTATATAGTCTTCGGCTTTATGCTCGCGCGGCTTTTCTAAACCCACTCGCAGATCATATGTTCCTAGTGGCGTGTTTAAAAGAAATTCATCCGCATCTAAAATTCTTTGGTTAATTTCTAGCATAGGCCGAGCCTCTTTAAGGCAGGATGTGATATTCTTTGACTCCCTGCGTTTTAAGGCATAATTTCTATAGGCGGCAGCCTCCTCGTATAACTCATAGGCACGCGACTGCTCCTTAGAAAAGAGTGCTACTGCTTTCTTTGGTCCCATCGTAGCTAAAAGCTCCATCGCTCCGTTCTTAACTAATTCTTGTCTTGTACGCTTCATCTCACTTTCGGCTTCTTCGAGTTGTTTATCTGTTAGCGCTTGAGAAATAGCTTGAGCCTTCGGCTTTGACTCCTCCCAAAAGCTGCCGTTATAGACGATATAATCGGTCTGCGGAGAATATCTTAATTTATCACCGTATTCCTTTTTCATCACTGTTGCTTGCCCAACATCTGAATAATCCAACGGTTTAAAACGTAAATCAGCATTATATTGTTCCGGGGCGATATATCCTTTTTGCTCTGAAACCAAACTGCCAAACCTAGTGGCACTACGCCAGATAGTGCTCAGCTCATTTTCGTCTAACGGCGGATTACATTTTTCTGCGGCCTGCATAAATATCTCATGGGCCTCGGACGTATTGCCATATCTTTTGATGATCTTACCTGCAAGATGACTCATCGTGCTGTTACGTTTTCCTTCCGGCACTTTTTCAAGTTCTTTATCCCAGTTTGAAAACGCAAGTCCCTCTAGGTAGTCAGTAATTAATGCGCTGCCGTCATAAAATTCTACTTCCGGCTCTTCAGTCCCAAACAAAAACCTTGCTGAATCCAAAGCATTGCTATCAAAATAAGGAAACGCCGCTGCTATCCTTTGTTTTATTTCTGTATATTTTGCGCGATCAGTAATAACCTCCACAGGAAAATAAATATGAAACCTTGGTCTTGCACTCTTATTTCCTTTGGCTTTCATGTTATTGCGGGAATACACAATAGCAAAGCTAACACCATCGAATGCCATAGCCACATCAACAGATGTCACCCAGTCTTTAGGGTTATCTGAGTGATCGTTATCACAATCCATAGGAATAACGTCCGAATTTATAAAATTAGCTTTACTGCGATAGCCTTCTTTATACGACGCCATAACATGGTCTTTTCCCACCGCCGCAATAAGCGTTTCCTTGTCTTTTATTGCTATTTTATTGGTATAAATACAATTTTTCAGATTACCAATGCAATCTGCTGTATATAAGGTAAAGTTCATAATTCCGCTACCTCCTGCAGCTCTTCACTAAAATATTTGATTTTCATGCAGCGTTTTTTAGCAAGACGTATCTCATGCTCCATGCCAGATGAAATGCTACTACCAAACACCCACAACTCTTCGCTTTTACCTAAAAGAACGTAGTTTATATGCCTTGCCAGGCTTCGCTCACTTGGATTGTTATCGTCCATAAACTGTGTATATAACAGATGCGGAGTCAGAGGTATGCAGTTCTTTTCTAGTGCAAATCGGCTATATTTCTTTGCTCTAGGGACGTTAATTTCTACATTTCCTGCATAAGGAGAGCAGATATAAACTAGCGGCATATAGGAAGCTACTGCCTCCTCTCTTGCCACTTTAGACAGTGCCTCGTAACTTGTCATATCTTTATAGCCTTCGCTGTTAAACTTGCTGATTGCCATTATCTAGTCCTCCTGTTCAATTAAAGGAATAATACCGTCAGCTTTTAGCAGGTCATAGATAAATAATCTTCCTGCCTGGGTCCAATAGGTATGCACGTGATTGTGGTATGCACCGTCATTGCCAAGAGTATTAAAAGTCTTAGTGCTGGTATATCCTCTTTCGGCATATTTCTGGTATAAAAGCCAAATCTTGCCCTGTTTAAACTGAACATTATTTTCACAAAGGTAATTGTTCATTTTCTTAGCGCTCCAGCCGTAGTCCTTAGCGATAACAGAAATAGGCACTAGATCCTTGCAGTTCAAGACAAGGTCATAATAACTAACCTTTGGTTGCATCTCACTAATTTGCTGATTTTGCACTGCTACCATACGTTCAAGACTAAGGTTTTGACTCTTCATCATCTCCAGTCTTTGGTTTGCAATACTTAAGGCTCTTGCCATTATGGCCTCTGGCGAATTCCAGTTCTCCTCAACTTTAATAAAATATTGACGGAAATCCCTACCAATAGCACTGCGCTGCAGCATACATAATTCCTTAGCCATAGCGATAGATAACTTGTGATCGTTAGAGGGTCTGCCACCTGTACTTTCGCTCAAAAATGAGCTAAAGTCTGTATTTTCTACAAACCCATACTCGCGCATCCTAGGAAACCAATCCTTGTAAGCCGTCTTCACCTGCAAGGCTCTGTGTAGCTCTCTGCCGCTTACGGTTAACTGCCCTCCATCAAAGCTGATTTTAATTAAGTCTTTCATTTTGAATTCCTCCTAAAAAAATATGATTAGAAGGTTTAACCTTCTAACCATAAGCGAAAAATTCTACGAAATCGAACCCTCAATAGTTAATCTTTTTTATAAAAATCACATTCATAACCATCTGCCATTAAAAGTAAGCCTTTAGCCCAAGGCGGAGTTCTTCCCATCTGCTCACAAATGGTAGTTAGCGACATTCTTTTATCTGCCTCAATAACAATTTCATCATGAACATGAGCGACAATTGCGCAGTTTTTTAAAGTCAGCATGGCAAATACAAGTAAATCCCTAGCAATAGCCTGCGTTATATTTTCGCAAAGCTTTGGTCCATAGCTTTCTAGTCTCTCCCATTTCTTTGTCATGCCAATCCCCTCATAGGTAATAGACTCACCACCAAACCTGCTCTCACCAATCCTTGGCTTAACGTAGGCCAGCTTTCTACCGGAAGGAAGTGTAATAAAAAGAAAACCACTTTGATATTCAAAATGAATGCCGTGCGTTTTTGTAGCAATGCGCATTTTAATAGCGTCTTTTGCCGCCTTATCTACCGCCCACCATAAGCTAACTATATTAGAATTAGCGAATCGCCATGCATTCACTAACGGTTTTAGTTCTTCCTCCTTAAGTCCCATTTCCAGTGCTCCCATTGCCTTAAGAGCACCTGTAGATCCACCATACCCGCAGGCTAGTTCAGCAATCTTACCTTTTTGCCTGAGCTGGCCATTTATTCCATGCTTTTTTACGGGAACTTTGAACATCTTACTTGCACTCATACAATAAATATCGCCGCCTTCAGCAAATACCGTCTGCCGCCAATTTTCACCTGCGAGCCAGGCTATTACTCTCGCCTCTATCGCACTGAAATCTGCCACAATAAACTTTCTATCGTCCTGCGGCACAAATGCGGTTCGGATAAGCTGAGATAAGGTATCCGGCACATCTTCATAGAGCAAAGATAATGCATCGAAATTACCCTCTTTAACTAAAGCTCTAGCCTGCTTTAAATCTGCCATATGGTTTTGAGGTAGATTTTGAAGTTGCACTAAACGACCTGAAAATCGTCCGGTTCTATTAGCACCATAAAACTGAAACATTCCATGCACCCTGTTATCTGCGCAGAGTGCATTTTTCATTGCTGTATATTTTTTAACTGATGATTTAGAAAGCTTTTGTCTGAGCCGCAGCACTTCGCTAAGCTCCCCATGTGCTGTTTTTAAAAGCTCAGCTACCTGTTCTTTACTAAGATTATCTGTTTCTAAGCCGTTAGTAGCAAGCCAACCTACAACCTGTTTTACAGAATTAGGATTTTCTAAATTTGTGAGCGCCTGCATTTTGCTATTAAGTTCAGCTTTAACCTTTTCATCTAACTTTATGGCATTATCAACAAACTCTGAATCTATGCCAATCCCTCGATCATTTATCTCCTGATCAAGGCGGTATTCTTCCCAAATGCTCTCTGGCACAGGAAATTTCGCTAGTTTTGTCTGTATGGCGATTTCTGTTTCTACATCACGTAAGTTATAGTCTTTAAACTGCTGCCATTTATCCATATTATGCTCTGGAAGATTTCTCGTACGTTCTCCGTTAGCCTTGGTCGGCAAACAAGGACAGCAGAAATATTTAATAAGGCTTTTGCCTTCTTTAAGCTTTTGTTTCTCAAGGCCCAATACTGCCCCCACACCTTCAAGTGATAAAGGCAGTCCTAGTGTTGCCGACCAAACCATAGTGCAATGCCAGCTTGTAGGCTCTAGCCATTCCATAAAATAGATAGACAGAGCTATTCTCTCAAAAGTAGCATTATATGCCCATTTAATAACACTATCGTCCTTAAGTGCCGCAACAATATCTTCTGGTATCTTCTCACCCATTGCTAAATCAACGACCTGCACTTCACCGCCGTCTACGCTGTAACCAAATAACAAGATTTCAAAATTCGGAGAGGCGGCATACCTATATACCCCGCACTTTTGTAAATCTATGTCAGAATACGTTTCTAGGTCTAAACTTATACACTGCATAACGTCACCCTCCTTAAAAAGTAAAGCGGCAAAGGTTGCCCTTATGCCGCCTACGTATTATTTTAAATAACCATTTCCTTTAAGTTTTGCCACACCGCTTTTGACCAATCTGTAGATACTCTTAAGCACGGTATGCGTAAAATCCAATAAGGCATATATGGCAACCATATAGATAATAGCTGCTCCTGCTGTGACAATTAGTTGCTTTTGAAATTCGTAGCTAAACATAAAGCCTGCCCCCTTTACGCCAAGAAGTCATTGTCTTCTAACGTAGTGAAATCATCTACAGCCGTAGGTCTGCCGCCTAAAGAATCACCATCTTTAATCTTTTGGATATTACCAAGACCACAAGCAACACCTTTATTGCCGTTGGAGTTAAAAGCATAAAAGCTTAACGAAACTCTGCCGTAGCAACCACTATATACTTCATCCCTATCCAAGATAGGTTTAACTGCTTTATCTACGATTTGAGGAGCAGTCTTACTATTAGCATTGATGAAATAGTGCCCTTTATAGGCATCGTCATCACGTTCTATATCGCCGTCTCTTAGGGGCAATTTAATTGCAGCTCTATTAGGTTTCTTACCGCCAAATTTAGTAATGCCTTCTTCAATAGCTGCATCAATAGCATTGTTGATAGCATCTACCGTTTCTTTATCGGTTTTAGGGATAAGTACGGATACGCTGTATTTAGGCTCACCGCCATTGATGCTTGCAGGCTCCCAACCGTGGAAATAAGATAAACGAGTATTAACACCGGTAATAACTTTAGTTTTGTTCATGTTTGCCATAATTTTAATCCTCCGTAATTTCGTTAAATTCGTTTTTTGCGTTTGTAACATTTAGGGCGGGTCGTTTGTCCGTTACCGGAACTAAAGTAGGCTTGCCTGGTGCTTTGATGATAAGAGCTCCCAACACCTCTTCGAACTTGGTTTTGCCCATCAGTTTTTGCATTTCAGTTAAGGTAATAAGGTTTTTGCGGTAAATATCCGTATACCCATTATCTTTTGCTGCTGCAGCAACTTTTTCTTCATCGCTGTACTTACGTATCGAACGTCCTTCTACAACCTTAAACCCTGTCCACTCTTTACCGTGATTTACCGCTGCCTCTGTAGCATAGGCTAAAATATCATTAGACCACTTGGTAATGCCCGGAATAGCAGTAAGGATTTCTTCTATTTCAGTATCAGTTAAAAGCGGTGGCATTTTAAACTCTACCTGTGCAAATTTTAATTTGTCCTCAGCTCTTGCCCTACAACAAGCAGATGCCCTACAGAACGTACACCATTCGCCTGAAGCATACTCGCCTTCACCTTTTAAAGCCATTTCAGCTTTTGGCTTTAGCTCATTTTCTGCCCAAGCCTTAAGTTCCGCCACAGAGATGCTCCAAGAGCTAACGTTATCCCTTCTAGGCTGAAAAATAGTCATGACAACTGTCTTAAAATTATACAAATCTTCAAACAGCCTCAAACCGCCCAAGGCATAACATTTTAGCTGGCTGTTGTCCTCTGCATCTACGAGGATTCCTCGCCCATATTTGAAATCGATGATCCGCAGAGCTTCATCGGACACTATAAGACAATCTGCTGTTCCAAAGCCGCCCGGTACATAATGAGAAAAGTCCACTTTCTGCTCAATTAGCATGATTGGGTCAGCGCAGCTTTGCTTTACAAGCTCCAGTTGCTCCATAACAAATGCGGCATAGCCATCTGAGCACACTTCCATTTCATCACTGTCATAAATAGAAACCGGACGCTTACTACGTTTGCGAAGTAGCTTTTTAATCTTATGTTCACACAAAGCATGAGCCGCTGTTCCTTCTTGCGCTGCTTGACTATTATTATCTTCAAACTCGCTCTCAAGAAGAACGGAAGGTGTGCAGTGAAGCCAGCGGTGTGAACCTGATGGAGATAACTTTGCGTGGCTATTTGGCATTTGCTAGTACCTCTGCCTCCTTTAAAATCGCTGCATATTGAGACGGCTCAACATCTGAAAGTCTGCTGCCGCCATGCTTTTGAATAAGCTCTCGAACCGCCGCAGTTTTCCCAGTTTGACTAATTTCTGCAAGCTTTCCGCGCACTTCCTCCAAACTAATTTTTTTTACTTTAGCAGGAGTTTTTTCATGCTCTTTCGCAGTTTCGCCAGGAAGGCTATCACAAATAGTTTGTAAGTTTTCTGCCAGGATATAAATAATCGCTACTAAAGCTTGCAAATCTTCTTTTTGCACCATCACACCGCACCTCCTTCCTTAACTTCTCTGATGTCCACGGTTGTTACAGATTGCCCCGGTTTTAAGAGATACACCTGCGTAAAATCTCCAAAGAAGAATCTTAGAATTCTTGCCGGAAGTTTCATCTGCGCTCCACGCAAAACCGTAGTGTTGCTACCGTCTGAAGTAGCCACGTTAATGGTTACCTTGTGTTTTAGATCCATAGCTCTCGCTCCTTTCTGAAGGTTTTTATTGTCCCCTTCATGTATAAGCGAAAAAACAAGGGAGTTCGAACCCCTATTTTTGAAGTTTTTTAGAAAGGTTAGAATATATTTTTTTAAGCCGGTTACGAATTGCCGCCTCAGTAACCCCTTCTTCTGCAGCGATATCCACGTTGGTACGGTTATCATAAAACTTTTTCCGTATAAGTTCCTGCTGCTGGGGTTGAAGAGTTTTGATGGCTGCTTGAACTTTTTTAATCCTATTTTCACAGGTAATAGCATCCACAGCCTGAAGAATGCACTCTAATGGATTAGCCATATAACTTTTTTCTTCAACCGCTAAATCTGAAAATCTTGAATTAGCTTTTGTATCGTTAGATATCGGACTGTTCCTATTTCTCTGTAGCCAATCTTCTTGCCCATTAAATCGCAATTGTACCCGATACTCTTCCCGCTTTTCAGCATTAACCATTTTGTCGTCCGCATCGTGTAAGTACGCTATCCACTCATCCCCTACATCTCCCGGGGTTAAAAAAATCTTCTTTGCCTCCGCAGTGTAATACACGTAGTTGATGCGGTTCTTCTCCGCTGTTTTGGATTTTCTCATTTAAGGTTCCGCCTTTCCATCCTGGCATTGACGGCGGAATACAAAAAGAGCCTGTGGTGAAGATGACCACAGACTCCGCTTGTCCTAAAAAAGAGCACACGAAATCACGGTGGGTGCATCTTCATTCCAAACACAGTCTTTATTACTGTGTTCTGAACTCTTATGCATCCCGCCGTCCTAATGCGCATCTCGGACATTGAGATTTATTTTCTATCGAGGTATCTCGGTAGTATCTTTATTGTACGAAAAATATCATAGTAATAAAATTCCAGACAAATACCCATTGGTTTTTCACATTGAGTAATGGAATAATATTGTAATTCATATTACTTTAGTGTATAATGAAGAATAACAAGGGCATGAATAACTTATTTTTATAGATATCAAAATGAAATGTAATGGGTTATGTAATTTTTTGCATGAATTTTATTGAAGAAAAGGTAGGAAAACTGGCTTATGGAAGGAAAAATATCAGAAATTTTTTTGAATAATATGTTTGAGTGTGATGGCTATACTTGCCATTGCGAGAAGGATATAGAAAACGTGGCCCCAGGAATGCCTCCTAAGACCACGCTTAAATTGTATTGCGAGTTAGATAAACCTCTACATTTTTCATATGCCCCTAAAGTAGGATTAAATCTTACCGGTGTTGCTGGTGGTGCTATAGAAAAAAACATTCTCGGCAAGTTACTGGCTATTCCAGATGGGGATATAGATAAGCATATAGAATTTTTTGAGACATATGGGTTTTTGTTACCTATACAAAGTGATGAGTATGAATCTATTGATGCCGATGTATTAATTGAAATAGTGAACAGAATCAAGTCTACGTTATACCTTATGAATGCAATTGCAGGTCAAAAGGACTATAAAAGAATTTTGATACACACATCATATCTTCTTTATACTCCGCAAATTTCTTTGAACCTATCTGAAGTAGAATATACAACTTGCAAGCATGAATTCACCGAATTGATAGAAAGCTATAATCTATTTGTGGACTTGAACAGAAATCAAGAAGTCTTTAATAGCGGGAAATACTCTGTTCCAGATACTATGACAGGCTGCAATAACCCTATTGGAATAGAGTTCTTTAATGCTGTTCGAAGCGGTGCCGATACTGACCTTGCCGGAAGTAAAAGTATGTGGTTTAAGCATCTGTTTGCTATGTACACAGGCTTACCAAACGCAAGTGAGAACCTACGAACAATCATAGATTTCTTTTATCATTACCAAACAGAAGTGGGTATTTTTAATGAAATCCAGTTTAAAAAAATTACATATTATTCAACCCCGACAAGAGACAATTTCACAGATGAAATGAAAAATGCTCTTCTTAAAATTGCACGTATTGTTATTTCTGAAGAAATCAACCATAACATTGCAGGCATTCATCCCAAGTACGGACCAGATGAACTTGCTCCAACATGGCAAGTGAGCAATCTACTCCAGGCTCTTTATTTTTCAATCTTCTATATGAAACCGGGGGTAGAAATATATAAAGAATGTAAAAATCCTAACTGTAAACGCGACAAGTTCTTTCTAGTTAAAGCCACACGTACAAATAAAGAGTACTGCTGTACCAAGTGCTCTGGTGCGGCAGCGACACAACGATTCCGTAATCGGCAACTTGATAAATAGGTAAAAAAACAAGGCTCTACCAATTAAGGTAGTGCCTTGTTTTTTTATATTGACGATGCTGGGACAGGTCCTCTGATCAAGACCTTTTCAATGCACACAGCCATTTCTTTTTTCTGTTGGTCTGAAGTACCAATGTAATTATACATGAGATAACGAGTATCAACTACGATACCTTGAATACGTTCATAATTCTTTACATTCGGTTTCCAATCACTAACGGCCTCTCCTATATTGCCGAAGTTGCTATTCAACATGAACAGATTGTTTTCCTTATTATAAGGCATTATGAAAGCATTATATAGTTTCTCATTGGGCAGGCGTCTTGTTTGTTCAATATACTCTCCGTATGTAATTTGCTTATTGATATCCGCGCTATTTGGTAGGTGTTCAGGCTTTGGGTCCCAACCATACCGATACAATTTTGCATCAAGCACATAGCACTTATCCCCATAAATCATTATTGTATCCGGTTGAAGAGGTCTTTTCTCTTTATCCCTACCATAATCCAAAAGCCAACGAGTACGAGGAAAGTACTGCTCTTTATCCTCAACACCAAATGCTTTATCTATCATGCGTTCCCATACATTTTCAAAGAAATCTGTGCCAAAGAAGTATTGCTTATCAGAACTTCTTTCATCAATGTAAACGAGCATATCACGCATAGCATTAAACAACTCTTGTTCAACATCATCATTTGTTGCTACAAGCTTTTTATCTAGAATATAAATTGACTCTTTTATACCCGGGTGGGGACCTGGCTTGTCAGGCATAAAAGGAACATACAACCACCCCATCTTCTCAAAAGCCTCATACACACAGAAACGGTGTATTTGAGTAATCTGCTTATTTGCATTTGGGGTTACAGAGCGAACTGTCATGTTCGTAAAAACCAAGGAGCCATTTTTCTGAACTAAAGCCCTCTGCTCTCTTACAGTACGTGGCCAGGATGTTTTGCCTTTGGTATCTGTCCGAAACTGAGGGTCTGTTTCAATATAGTAGCGCCCCATTCTCAGAAAGCTCCTTATTACCTTAAGGTATGCGTGCATCGGAAAGTCCACTGTTCTTGGTGCCTCAAACTTTGAAACTTCAATAACACGGTCTTCTTTCATAAACGCAGCCAAAACTCCAAGTAAGTTATTAATGTCGACACGGAGATCATCATCGTTTGCTGGTAGCTGATACCCTATAGGAAAATAAATAATGGCATCATCTGTGTCCGCTTTAACACCAACAAAACTATCACCATCATCATTTGTATTGACATGGCAACGGTCTCTAATATTCTTTTGTAAGTCCATGGGTAATCACCGCCTCTCTTTACTTGTTTTCAAAATTACTATTGCTGTGCAGTATAGAGAGTATCACGGACAGTCTGTTTGAATATTTTGAAACGATCATGTCCTGTTGAATAAATAAACGTGCGGATAACTTTTTCAAGGTTGTCCATTCCATCCGTATCAAAAAGAGCCTCTGGATTAAACTTGAAGGCATCGTCCCACAAATACTTGATTACCTTTTCAGGGAATAAACGATTATGCATAACTGCCTCTCGGATTTCCTTCAAACGAGATTTCTGCTCAGCTGTGATTGTGCCTAATCGTTCAGAACCAAGTAATGAATTATACTCAACTAGAAGAGTAGCATGACCTTCAGAGGGGAGTGCTCTCTGATCAAATGTAAGATCATTTTCATGCACGAAATATACACCAAGCCGCTTATCCTCAGCAGATGCCATCTTGGCTTTGTTCCCAATGATAATTGTATTTACAGTTTCACAGAAGCGTTTCCAAGTAACATCAGTATCTAAAATTTCTGCATCGGCCAGCGATGGACGTACATTGTCAAAGTTATTCTCAATAAGTCTCATCTGCCATCTGCGTTGGAACGCAGTATCAAGAGTGAATACATTCTGGTCAGATGTATTCATTGTACCAATTATAGAAAGGTTGGAAGGGATGCGAACCTTATGTGCCGGATCTCCATAAATAAATTCAGCCATATATTTATGGGTAATGCCATACTCACTCGTTCCTACCGGAAAACCATCATCGCCATCCTGCATCTCAACCTTTCGGTCAAGCATTTGGAATACCTCTCCGAAAATAGCAGGTGCATTGCCTCGGTTAACTTCCTCAATTATAAGGATATATTTGCTCATCGGATTGCGATATGCATTAGAAAGAATTGTAGTAAATGGCCCAGGTGTAAATTCATATGTAACTTGTTTTTCTTCATCTACCACAGGCAGAATCTGTCCAACGAAATCTGAATTTGTATAATCCGGATGGAAAACTAAACGATCAACAATGCTATCTTCATTGCAATACTCATGCTCAATAGTCCAACTCTTTCCAGAACCAGGAACACCATATAAAAGGATATTAGTTCCGCCGTCCTTTCGATCAAAGGTGTCGTAGTCAATGCGTATTTCTTGCGGCATGACCTCTGTAAGTTCTGCTTCCGTTAATTCAACTGAAGCTAAAATACTACCTATTACCTGCAAGTTCGGATTATCATATGCAGACAGGCAATATCCGATCAAGCGCTCAAGCCCAAAAAAATGTTTGTAGAACCCCTTATTAATTTCACTCAAACCTAGGGTACTTAACATATCATCGAATGTAACGTCTGTGCCATTAAAGATATACTTATAGATAATTGTATTATCTACCGCATCAAACAAATATGCTTGCAGGGCTCTTCCTTCAAGCGCAAACGGAGTTGCATCTCCTGCGGGAGCATTCAACTGTGGTGTCGGCAGGTGTTTAAGTGCACCTGTACAGATAATTCCACGTATGACTTGCAGCTGATTCTCATATGCACGCAAAATCCAGTCTGCCAGCACCTCATCTTTTACTATCAATGTACGTTCTGTTGTCCGATTAAGTATTCCTGCTTGTACGAGCATCTTTGCCCATATATCAAATCCTATGGTACGCTCATTAACCTCAATAGGATTCGAATGTCTCGCATTCACCAGTTCGTCTATCAGAGCATTATTTACTTCATCTAAACTCTGGCACTCCACAATTTTTGAAAAATCATAGGCAGACAAAAAGGCTTGGTCAGCTCCACGCTCAGACAGTTTCTTCAAACAGGTAAGGATAAGGCGAACTGGATAATACTCAGTCTCATCATCCCTGTACTGATAGTTCAGTATGTAATGAAAGCTAAACTCCTGAATTGTTATCTTGTTTTCTACAAAGAGTCGTCCCAGTTCTGTAAGACGTTCGTTATCATCAAGGCATCCATATGCTTTGAAATAAGTAAACAGGGCCCGTCTTACACGACCTTTTGCGCTGTTATAATCCTTGTACACACCGGCATTGACCAGTTCATGCTCAACAGCATCAATTTCTTCAGGTTCTGATTCTACTGTGATATTATGTTCTGCTATAATTCTTAATGCAGTACGAGTAATCTCGCTCATATACTTATGCGTATCCATAGACCATTTCATATTGCACACCTCCTATATACACTTAATAATTTCTTTAATTAATGCCATAAATACATCTACCACTACCGAATTACCAGCTTGCCTATACATCTGCGTATTAGATACTACTTGCTTAAAATCGTCAGTAAAACCCATAAGCCTTAAACATTCTCTAGGGGCTAATCTTCGTATCCTTCCATTTGTTGTAACATAATTATCCACCCCAGCTCTATGTAGTTTGTGCATAGTACTCATCAAAGGGCGAGCTATTGACAAGTCGATTTCTGGCTTCATACTAAATCCATTTGTCCCATGAGACATAATTCCTGGAAGAACTCTATCAGATAAATAATACTTATCCTCTACAATACCTGGTGATTTAACAATGCATATTTCTTCTCCTTTTGCTGTGAATTTACCCTCTGCCGTATTTTCAATCAAAAAGTCTTGCATAGTGTATTGTAGCTCTTTTCCAGTTGGAAATGAAAACGACTTACTATTATCTTTAAATCCCACAATGAAAATTCTTCTTCTCTTTTGTGGAATACCATAATCAACTGCATCTAGCACTTGGTAATGCACCTTATAACCAAGGCTATCAAAAACACGTTGTACAACCTTCCACGTCCTACCTTTATCGTGTTTAAGTAGCCCCTGTACATTTTCGTATATAAAAACTTTAGGTTCAATCTCCTTAATCAAACGCGCAAATTCATAAAAGAGTGTTCCTCGTGCTTCTTCTAACCCCTTTTGATAACCAAACAACGTAAAACTCTGACATGGGCTTCCTCCAACAAACAAATCAACTTGATTTTTATATTGATTACCATCTAAGAAACGAACATCATGATGATAATGTTCTTCATCTATATCAAAATTCGCAAGATATGATTGTCTCGGGAAATTTGTTTTTTTAGGAGGAATCAAGCTATCAATGTATTTCTTTTTTTCATGATAATTACTTATTTGAGCTAACTTTTCCCTGATTATTTCTTCGTCTTCAGTTAAATCAAGCTCTCCATTATCACATGCAAAAACTACTTCGTAATTAGCGCTTAATCTTTTCAGTGCGAACTCCGCGGCACCTATTCCGCTAAATACAGTAGCAATTTTTATGCAATTTTCTTTACCATTTACATTATTCTCTATCAT